ATACTCCAGTGCTCTCCTGATTTACACACTCAGGCAAAATTTGCTGAAGTTCTTGGGCAATAACGCCAAGCTGAACACCAGATTTTTCAATTGCACTGGTGGATTTAAGCTCTTCAACTTCTTCAGGCAAGCGATATTCAAAATTACGAACTTGAATTTGAAGTAGCTTTTCCAAACCCACATTGTTATCAACAATGTTCTTTTTCAAACGACGATCAGACGTAGTGTTCCACGTTGTTGTGTTTGCGCCGTTGTAATAAGTACCGCCAGCGGAACCCGTGTTTGAGTTTACATAAAACGTGCTATTGCCTTTGCCTGTAGTTCCATAACCCAAAACTATTTCAGAGGAAGAATTGCTTGCCGCGCCCCTTGCGTAACTTCCAATGTAAATACAGTAATTTCCGGTTGTCAAAGCTGTTGAATAATTTCCAGCTTGGTATCCCAAAAATACGTTATCCGCGCCTGTTGTATCTCCTGCTCCAGCTTGATAACCAACAGCAGTGTTGTTATTGGCTGTGGTGTTAGCCGCAAGTGCTTCTGTGCCTATTGCAACAATTGATGATCCAGTCGTATTAGAACCAAGTGCAGCCGCACCAAATGCGGAATTACTACTTCCAGTTGTGTTTGCTTGACCAGCACCAGAGTTATAAAATGTTGAACGAGAACCTACAAATACGTTGTAGTTACCAGTTGTGTTGTAGTATCCCGCAGAGACACCCATCGCAACATTTGATGCGCCTGAACTGTTGGTGAACAAAGCCTGAAAACCAACAGCAGTGTTATTAGAAGCGGTGGTGTTTTTTAACGCTTCTTGTCCAAAAGCAGAATTGTATGCTCCAGTACTATTTGAATAAACCGCTTGATAACCAACAGCAGTATTGTTAGTTCCGGTTGTATTTGTAAATAATGCTTGAGTTCCAATCGCAGTATTACTTGCTCCAGTCGTGCTTGCACCAGCGTTATAACCAAGCGCAGTCAGATACGGAGATGCACCAGAGGCGGTCATCCGTCCGTAGACGGTTCCCAGTGCGGTAGCAGTAGCAGCAGAAGCTGCAATAGTGGCCCAAGAAAGCGTACCAGAACCGTTGGTGGTCAATGCTTGGCCGCTAGTGCCATCCGCAGAAGGTAGCGTGTAGGTCGTAGAACCGGCAGCAGCAGCTCCTTGCAAAGCCACATAACCAGACGTAGAACCTGACAGCTTCAGCGTGGTCTTAATCGTCATTGAGGTGGGATTAGTACCTACTTCAACAACTGTACCCCCGCTATCCTTCGTGAACAGCCGCTTGTCAGTTACGTTAACTGCCAATTCACCTTGAGTCAAATCCCCAGCCAAGGGGACTGCGGAGGCAGTGCTAGAGTTTTTAGTTACGATAGTAGAAGCCATAGTTTTCCTTTAGTATGTGCCACCATTGATTGTGCCAGTGATCTTAGAACCAGCTAAAGTTGTTAGCCAAGTAGGATCAGAATAAGAACCTGTTGTATAAATACCGTTAGTTACAGTTGCTGCATTACCACCAATAGACAAACTAGAGGCAGTACCAGTCAAACCAGTACCAGGACCGCTAAACTGAGTAGAAGCTGTAATCGTTGTACCATTAACAGTTCCAACCGTAATGTTAGGTGTACCAGATAACCCACCAGCAGTTCCTGTAGTGTTCTGGTTCAGCGTAGGAACGTCAGCTGCAACAAGTGCTCTGAACGTAGGAACACCAGAAATACCGTTAGGAGCAGCTAAAACATAGTTTGCAGTCTTAGATGCGTAAGGATTCTGTGTATCTCCATAACCAGAAGATAAACTGATTGCTGGGGTAGTTCCTCCAGAAGAGGCCACTGGAGATGTTCCAGTCACTGATGTTACTGGAGTAACACTGGAAGCAATTGTTACAGATCCTGCACCATTAGTGATAGAAATACCAGTTCCAGCCGTCAAAGTTGCTCTGGTAAAGCCAGTTCCATTACCAATATCTATTTGACCATTAGTCGGCGTAGAAGTCAAGCCTGTTCCACCGTTAGCCACAGCCACAGTACCCGTTACGTTGGCTGCGTTTCCACTGATGTTTCCACTAACAATCGAACCAGAAATGGAAGTCAGCCACGTAGGATTAGAATACGATCCAGTAGAATACAAGCCATTGGTTACAGTAGCAGCATTACCTGTTATACTGATTCCCCACGATCCCGAAGCCCCTGTACCAGTCGGAGAAGGAACATCAGTACCGATCACCAAACCAAGGTTGGTACGTGCTCCAGAAGCCGTTGTAGAGCCTGTACCGCCATTCGCTACAGCAACCGTACCAGTCACATTAGCAGCGTTACCACTAATATTACCGCTTACAATTGATCCAGAAATTGATGTTAACCATGTCGGATTAGAATACGATACATTAGAATATAATCCATTAGTGACCGTGGCAGCATTTCCAGTGATAGAAATACCCCAAGTTCCAGAAGCACCAGTGCCCGTCAAAGGAGCATACGTGCTTGCAGCCACCGAAGTGGTCAAATATCCAGCACTTGCATGATTACCCCACCCGTAGGCAGTATCCCAGTTAGTCTGCTTAGTATTTGTAGGAATAGAATAACCAGCGGTATACGACAGTGCCAACGTACCCGTAGACGTTACAGGACTACCAGAAACTGTCAACCCAGTTGGAGCAGTCAAAGCAACAGAAGTCACTCCAACATCAACAGTCACCCACGAAGCAGCAGAACCATTAGTGGTTAAATACTTACCATTATTTCCTGTCTGTGACGGAAGAGCATCAACCGTAGACCAAGAAGTGACTGAACCGTCCGTGGTAAGATATTTACCGGCATTCCCTGTCACGCTTGGAACAAATCCAGCAGCGGCAGTAGCACTTGCTGATGCACTTGCAGCACTTATAGCAGCAGAGGCAGCAGAAGAACTTGCAGCGTCCGCAGACAATGCCGCAGCATCAGCAGATGCCGTAGCCTCAGCAACCTTCTGAATTACCAGAGCCGCTGCGCTTGCTGCATCATCTGTTGCATCCCCTGAACCTCCAGGCCCACGATAGATTGCCATTTAGACTCCAAACAATTTGTTAGAGATGTTCGTATCCGGTACAAACTTAGTCTGATACCAAGACTGCAACGGGGTAGCTACGTCAGCCGGAGCAGTGGGGAACAATCTGTTGTAATTCTGTTGCACTTGCTGGAAATAAGCAGGATTAGACGGACCTGAACCGCTATAAGTTCCCGTGAAAGGCGTAGGAGCTTTGATACCTGCTCCAGTTCCAGCACCAGACCCTAAACCACCTAGCAATCCTTTGGCAGCGTTAGCAGCAACTGCGGTTCCACCCAAAAGACCAGCACCTTGTAGCAGTTTAGATACGTTTACCATCTGACGAACTTTATTCAAGTCAGACAGGCTAACATTCGGTCCTTGATTCAGGATAGACTCTATCTCTGCTGTAGTTGCAGGAGGAAGATCAGACAAAGAAGAAGAATCAATACCAATATCTTTGTAGAACTGATCTTGCCACTCGGCTTCCGTCATGCCAAGATCGCCACCCTCAAGATTAGGCGCAGTTTCAGCAGGCGTTGTTGTCGGCTGAGAAGGGGTTGTGGTTTCAGGAACTGAAGGTTGAGTAGGTTCCGTAGTCGGAGTAGTTTGCGGAGCAGTCTCAACAGGACTCATATCCGCAGTTTCCCAATTAGTCGGAGGCTCATAGCCATCCCATGCCTCTAAACCTGTAGTACCTAAAGCATCAGCCCACGAAGCGTCATAACCCAGGTTAGCCAACTCAGCGGCTGACAACTCACCAAAACCACCTTCAGCAAGAAAACCTCCTAGAGCTTCTCCTGCTGCAACATCACCTGCTGCCGCTGCTGCTCCAAGTTCACCTAGAAATGGAGCACCAAAAGCAATGCCAAGAATACCAAGAATAGGAAGTAAATCACCAAAACCGCTACTTCCAGGAGTATATGTGTTTCCTGTCCCAGTTCTAGGATCAAAAGTAGTTACACTTTTTCCTTGTCTATAAATATAGTTACCATTTTCATCTTGACCTTGGAAAGAACCATACTGGTCAGGATAAAAAGTTCTAGTTCCTTGACTGAATATATCATCAGGATTATAGTTATAAGCAGTAGGACGACCCCCTGTTTGAGAATACATTCCATTTAAAAAATCCTGCTTACTCCATACATAGCCCTGATATGGGTCTTTAATACCAGAGGCTGAAAGGTCTCCTTGTATTTTGTTAGGATCAATATTTGTTTTTGTTGCTTTGCCGAGCAAATCTTCTGATTTCAGCAATGGATTAACAACAAAAGGTCTCCCAAGATCGCTAGTTTGATCGGATGAACCTTGAGAACCATATTTTACAAATTCTTTAGGAGCATAAACGTATTCTTTACCGTCTTTTACATACGTATATAAACCTGGACCCTGTGGGGTTAAAACACCCTCTGGTTTTTTCTTAGTAATCTGATATGTAAACTGTTTTTGATAGTCAGTTAACTCTCCACGCTGCATGGCTTCAATTTGTCTATTGATAGCCTCTTTGTCAGTCATTGGCGTACCAAAAACTGTAGTGGGGGCCCATTCGTAGCCTTCAGGAATATCTTGTATTCGCTGATACGTCTTTCCAATAAGCGGATCACCGCTGCTTGTAGGAGCGGTTTGCTGTGTCGTAGTTGTAGTGGTTGTGGGCGCTGGAGTAGGCGCTGTCTCAGTAGGTTCAGCAAGAACCTTTTGATAGTTTAGAACAGCATCACGGTACGGAGCAAACTGAGGTTGAGTCTGAAAGAACCAGTCCCATCCCATCATATCGACCATCCACTGATTTCCAGCGTTTAGCCAATCTTGTATTCCTTGGGCCGCAGCCCTTTCTTCTGCTGAATAAGCCATTATTACTCTTCTTTAGATTTAGTTTTCTTCTTAGGCTCTTCTACAACTTCAAAAACTTCTTCCCACTCAGGGTTTTCACGGAAACTCTTAATGTCACCCTCCTGCACTACAACTGCGTAGCGATTAGGATCATCATTGTGAATCATCTTAAATGTAGCCATTGTGTTTCCTTTCTGAAAAGCCCCGTAGGGCTCTTTAAAAAGGACTCCATCCTTTTGAGATGGAGCCTTAGGGGTGCAAGCTTAAGTTTTTGTTATAATTAAGCCAGAACGATCAGCGGAACGCAGGACTTGTCACGCAACTCAGCCACGCCATACAGCGTATCAGCGGTGAACAACGTACCCAGGAATTCCTGCTTGTACTGAGTTTGCGAACGGATACCCAGTTGCTCAACCAAGACAGAGAAGTCACGCTGGAACAGCAGAGCCACTTTGTCGGGAGTCGCAGCAGCGGTGGTATCGCAGTTGGTGGACACATACACCTTAACACCGTAGATGTCGCCAAACTCACCGTTCATCAGGGTAGAACCCGTTCCTTTGAAGGCTTGCTCGGTGAAGCGGTTGATACCCAACATGCTGTTACGAGCAACCGGGGGAACAACCAAAGAACGGCCGTCCATAGGAACATCGTTATCATCCAACACTTGGATAGCCTTGCGGATACCAGCGTCAGCGATAGCGGCAGCGTTAGACGAGCTGTAGGTGTAAGCAGCGCCGGTAGAACCGATTAAACCGCCAGAGTACTGCTGGTTAGCAGCGTTGGAACCGTTAGCGCCACGACCCAACTGGATCAGGCTGGTGTCAACTTGCTTAGCCAGGGCGTAGCCAGCATCTTCCGTGTAGAAACCGCGCAGGCTCGACAGAGCTTGAGCTTCCACGATGTCCTCGATCAAACGCGAGTATTCATAGTGGTTGTTGATAGCCACTTGAACTTCGCTGTTGCTCTCAGCAATCAAAGTAACGGTGTTAGCAGCAGCCTTGGCAGAAGCAGAACCACGGGTGGGGCTAGGAATGTGAATCGTGTCACCTTTCTTGCCCTTGAAGTTCATCTTCTTAACCAGGTTAGCCATCACCAGGTTCTTCTTGTACGCAGCAATAATCTCATCACTCCATACCTCAGGAATGAAGTTAGCTGCGCTAGTGGTAGTTACGGCATTTGAGCCGGAAAAAGTCGTTGCCATTTTATAAAACTCCTAAAATTGATTATCGTACACGCCCTTCGGCGTATGCCTTCATGATTTCTGGCTGAAGCTGTTCATAACGATCAGGATCAGTCATTTTTAGCCGGATTAGGTCAGCACGGCGATAGACTTTGGCTGAAGACTCTCCAGTACCTCCAGTGTCAACGGATGCAGCCTTAAGATTCTGTTTAAGAACTTGTTTGCCCACATCAGCGGTCTGCTTGGCTTTAACACCACGGATCTGCTTAAATGTACTCAACAATTCATCGGCAGCTTGAAAATCGTATTGACTGTCTGCCATAGCAAACATATTCAAACGAATCGGAGAGGCTTTAACCCACTCCTGGAACTCACCATCTCCTACCACCTCTGCAAAATCAGGATGCTTTTGTTGAAGCATTTGCTGAGTCTGCATCTTCTTGAACTGTTGTGCAGCTTCACGAGCAGCGATAATATCTGGATGAGCCTCAACTGCTTTTTGAACCGCTGTTTTCGGATCTTCAAAGAAGTCAATCTCTGTTTCTTGTTTAGCAACTGGTTGCTCTTTACTGAGGTTCTGCTGAATTAGCTGGTCTGCGAGCTTACGCATCTCCCCTACTTCTTGTG